ATACAAGATAATTTAAAACTGATTAACAACCGTCAACAAAATTGACAATCCACCGTCGCCACCAAAGGGATTCATAGCCCTTTCACAAGCGACATCGAACGAACCACACTCAGGCGGAGTGACCGATTAAGACCGGAGTTCGAAAGAACTAACATCCAGGACCATGCCCAATATTTTGGGCTGGACCCTCGCTGGCGCCACCCTAACACTTGGGTGCGTGTCATTGAGCAAAATCTACAAAATTCTGAGAGTTTCTGTGGACATGAGAACCCATCCGGGAGAGAGAATCCCTGGATGTGAAGTCCTCCACAACACCCTGCGGAAGATCCCGGTAAAACTACCGAGAGTCAAGGTGGGCAAGCCCCACCCCACAGCGGAAGCGCGGAGGAGACTTGGCAAGCTAGCTTGCTCCAATCTCGTGGCCGCCACAGGAATGACTCCTTACTTCATGTCCATGTCACCCAGCCAATGCAGGGAAGGCATGAAAGGCCAACGGCTGATGCATGACCAGAAGGACTTCACCAAACACTCAGACATAGTGAACGATGACCTGCCGGAGGACGCGGCCATCGTACTTATCGACGTGGATTACCATATGAGCGAGAAAGAAATCACCTCGCTAGTGGCAACAGGCAGGCCACTGGTAATGTACACATACCTGCCCACCCAACCAACGTTCATGGCCGACGAGATCGGAGTGCGTTGGAACGGGGAAGCATTCGAGTTCCGCGGACCAGAGTTCTCCCACACACACCAACTGTGGGACTGGTCGCGTGACATATACACCTTCGACTACAGGAAGGAACGCCCGTGGTGGAACCCTTTCTGGACTGAAGATCTGACTGTCGTACCAGCGAACAGGCCCGATGAAGGCAGATTTTACTGCAAAGCAGTCACCAAGGACCTAGGTTCCGGACGGGCCATAGTGACCCTAACTCCAATGGCAAGCCACGAGCTTCGCCACGAGTCCAGACTCAAGGCCCTGTTAGGGGAAAATTGGCTCACTGGAGACCTTTTCAGCACGAAGGAGCTCAGAGTTCTCAGGGCTGCCCAAGCGATGCCATGCCAAAAACCCCTCCGGTACGTCCCTGAGAAACGCACCAACCCCAAGTCAGGTTCTGTCATGTACGGCACTTTGACCCACACCGAGTCAGGACCTCTTCTGTCCCTTACGACGCACGGCTCAGCGACCTCCACTGATTTCGTTCCAGCAGTCATAGGTGTGGCCTCCAACCTTGAAATGGCCAATGCGAAGTGTACGCAAGGGAGCGTTTCCATTTCTGTGTCCCAACATGAGCTAGTGGATGGATACACCGCGGACCAATACGACCTGTTAGCCGCCTGGTCAAACCAAGGCAGGTGTGCTCATTACTCACTGGGCGCCCAATGGAGACCCGGGAGCCTAACGTTTTCCACTCCTAACCCGGAGCCAAACAGTGACATCAAGTTCCCGAAAGTCACGGAAATTATGGACCAGCTAGTCCCATATTCCCGGACAGTCCTGACCCACTGCGCCTCTACCAAGGTTGACGCAGTTAACAGAAGAGTCATATACCCACCGAGCAAAATCAGCGATAAGAACATGACCCCATGGATGCTGAGCACGGTTGGAGACTTTGCGGAGGCTTTCTTCGAGGGAAGGAACGAGGACTACGTACAGACGGCCAACGGGCGACTGCACCTGTCAACGTTCGAAGTGGCATCTGCCAAGGCCCAGAGACCCGCCCAGCGAGTGATGAATGACCTGGGAGAATTCAGCCTCAACGCAGCCGCAGTCCTCAAGGGGCAAAAATTGCCAACTTTAAGGGGATTCCTGAAGAGGGAACCCATTAAGAATGGCAAGGACTCGAGGATCATCACTCCAGTGGATCCCGTCACCCGAGCCCTCGGAATGAGGGTGGCACACACGCTGGCAAGCAGGGCCAAGAAATGCCACGCTTACGCTTTTGGCATGCAACCTAGGGAACTCGCCAAGAGAATCGCTAGGAAAGCCATGGGAAAGTGGAAAGCCAATGAAACTGACGCCGGAAGGATGGATGGCACCATCAACGGCCTGTGTAGGGCAATCGTCCTCATCGTGATGCGGCGACTCATCTCGTTCAGGGACATATCATTGGCAGAGGCCGCCCTGGACAGATGCAGAAAACGCAAGGTGACACTTGGGGACGGGGTCACCTACAGAACAGTGGAACACAGATGCTCTGGAGACCCGTTCACCAGCGTCTGCAACACCATCATAGCTATCTACGCTGAATATTTGGCTTGGAGACACTCAGGCAAGAGCCACAAGGAAGCATGGACCTCCCTAGGCATGCACGGTGGAGATGATGGTCTAGACTTCGGGATGCCCAAAGGAGCGAACGCGTGGGCATACAGGCAACTTGGCCTCATTCTTAAAGAGAAAACTGTCCTCCGAGGAAAGCCGTTCGTGTTCCTAAGCAGGGTGTTCGGGCCAAATGCTTGGGCCAATGCAGATCCATCCAATGGCGCAGATCCCCTCAGGGCCCTTAGCCAGCTCAACACCACCTGCGCGAACGACCTCA